GCATCCAAATTTCAATGGATTCGTTATAATTAAACCAGATGGAACATTGCTGTGGGACAACAAGCCGATTGCAATAGTTAAAGAACTGAACCAACTGCAACGACGCATCAAACAACTAGAGACGCAAGTGGATGAGATGATGGCTGACGGATGCTACAAGGACACGCATGAGTCAAACACCTAGAACAGATGTAGCTTATTTCACTAAGTACGCAACAATGTATGATATAGCTGGAGAGATGAAGAAGTTGGAACGTGAGTTATATGCAGCAAATCAACGCATTAAACGGTTAGAAGAGGAACTCAGTGATGCTTACTCAGAGATAAGAATGCATGATTCAACAGTGAGCAAAGTGTTTAACTACGTAGTTATGCAACGAGCCAAAGAAGCTAAGTTATGAGCCAAACACCTAGAACAGATGCTTTTGTTACGCACTTCGACCTAGAGGAATACTGTCTGGCAGATGAAGCACGCAAACTCGAACGCGAACTCAACGACGCTAAACAACACATACGCGAACTCATATCCGCAGGTAATACACTGCTCGAATGGTGCGAGGTATTCTACGATCGCAACTCAACTACCACAGAACAAGCAAGACTCATCAAACGCGATATCCAACAGTGGTCGAAGGCAACACAATGAAACACACATGAACACCAGACTCAACAAACCCAAATTCAATAACGGCTACCGCGAGCCCAAACCCAACACCAATCACGTGCTCGCAAAGTACAAAGTCAACGATCCAGCACTGGTAACCAACCAACAACTGCTCCAAGAGGCCAAATCACTAGTGGCCAAAGCAATGCAGTCAGGTCTAATCTCCAAAAAGTAACGCAGTACAACGCAGTACAACGCAGTACACTCAACACAACAATGAGCACCTCAACCTCACAAACACCGTGGACCGACAAACACCAAAAAATCATTCCAGGCATCAGCGGTCGCTGGGTCAACGCGGCCATGGTCCGCACTCTCGAGATCGAACGTAATGCCCTCCTGGATGCCGCAGAGAATCGCAAACGCGCACGCAAACCACGCGATCCTAAAGACCCAGTCACCGATGACTCAGGTGCCTCATTGCTCATCGCACCCATCACGCCGCACCCAAACCCACACAACCAATGAGCGACGCACTCCCGTCCACACACGTCACGCTCTACGGCTACGGCAATCTGCACCCGCAGGTCCTGCTTTCATTCGTCGACCTGGTCAGCACGTTCCATAAGACTTCCAGGTACGCAGACCTTCGCATGGTGCGCGAAGATGCACTCATCTCTAGATCCAGGTCCAGGGCAACACAGTTCTTCCTGGAATCCGACAAGCAAGTCTGGCTTCAGCTAGATCACGATATCGAGTTCCAAGCCGCAGACGTGCTCAAAGCCGTCGACCTAGCGCACACACTCAACGCCACAGTGTGCATACCCTACTCGTGCCGCGGATTTCCGCCCAGGCCAGCACTACGCGCAGACGCTAACGCGTTGCCGCTCCTGGAATACCCAGAGCTCAGCCCCATCCACATGTTCGCCTCCGGCTGCCTAGCAATACCGCGCAATGTCGTATTGCAAACCATCGAGTCGCTGTCCAAGCCCGACGTCGAGTACCCGTACCACATCGATACCGTGCACGATACCATGATACCAACATTCCCAACACTCTGGATGCCGTTCGCCTTTGAAACGCTGCCAGGCAAGCACGAATACCTGTCCGAGGACTACGCCGCAGCACTACGCATCTCACTCGCAGGATTTCCACACTACCAGATGCAGCCAACCAAGCCACTGCGCCATTGGGGCGAGCATCCGTATCAGCTGAACACCTCCAAGCCATGAAGAAACTAGGCCCTAAGACAAAAGCCAAGGCCGTCAGCCTCCAAGACGTGGCGCGTCACTGCCACTCGAATAAGGATCGTGTTTCTTGGGCCCTGGCAGGCGATCCACGCGTTCCTGAGGACGAAGCGGAACGAATACGCCAGTCAGCTGAATTCCTCGGCTATAAGCACACGCTACACCCAGATCAGCACTTCAACTCCAACCTCGACCAGGACAAGGCCGACGCAGTCATCGATGGCATATTCCAGAATCAGTCACTTCAGCAGATATCCAGCAACACAGGCCTGTCAGAGACCACCGCTTTCAAGCTCATTCGCGGTGTTAAAGTCCCAGTCGACTATCCAGAAGGCCCAAATGCCGCAGAAAAGTGGCGTGATGACGTCATTTCCTTCATGGAAATCGCACTTTGGAAGGGCACAAAGCGACTTGCTATAAGCGGAATGGATGAAATAGATGCGAGGACTTTACCCATCTCGACCGCGGTGGTGCTCGACAAATTAAACGTTTTAAAGGGCCAACCACAGTCAATTCACGCTTCGTTATCGTTAACGATGAACCATAAAGAGCTGATGAATGAATTGCGACCAAAGCAAGCGGTGCAAATAAACGACGAGCAGATCCCAGAAGCGTGATGCACAATACACATTATATTCAATCTTTACACGTGTAAACAATGAATGACCAGTCAGACGGGGGGGCGGGGGTCGCGACCGCGGCCGGCGGCGAAAAGGCGACGCGTCACCCAAAACAAAAAAATCTCGCAAAGCGTTCTTGCTTAGTGTGTTCGACTGAGTTTGAGCCGGCGCGTTTCACGTCAGGAACCGTGCAGTCGCGTGTGGTGGAACGAGCAGCCGCAGCACCCGGTGATACCGAAAGTTGAGGCGGCGCACCCGCGGGCTCTGGAGTTGCGAGCTGCTCGGACGCAATTGTGCCTGCTGGAGAAGGCGGATCCGTATCAGTATGGCTATATTCCGCCGCACTGGGAAATCGCTGGTGATGTTTGGAATACTTGTAGTGAGCTTTTAATCAGCGGCGGCAACCGAGCTGGAAAGACGTTATGGGCTGCTCGCAAGGTGGTTGAGACGCTACTAAGCAAGGAGAATTGCAACGTGTTATGCTGTCATACCAGCAATGCGACCAGCGTTACGGTGCAGCAGCCTGCGATTTATAATTATTTGCCAGTGCACTTGCGCGTGACCAAGAAGGGTCGAATTCACTACTTGAATTACTCGCGTAAAAACGGTTTTACCGACGGCAGTTTTATTCTGCCGAACGGTTCCAGGTGCGACTTTTTGAATTACACGCAGAGTGAGAACACGATTGAAGGTCGCGAGGCGGATTTGATTTGGTGTGATGAGTTGGTGCCGCAGAGCTGGGTGGACACGTTGCGGTATCGCCTGGTGACTCGCCGCGGTAAGTTTCTTGTTACGCAGACTCCGCTTGAGGGTGTTGCGAGTGTGTACAAGGAATTCGTAGCTGGCTCGAAAGTAGTGAAGTGGGACAAGGGTGATTTGGTGGCTGGAAAGCAGGCGCTTGTGGGCTGGCCGATGGATTCTGCGCCGCGCGTGATGGAGCAGGAGCGTACGAATCGCAAGACGGTGTTCTTTTTCAGCGAGGACAATCCGTACAATCCCTGGGACGAGATGAAGTCCAAGCTGGTGGGTGCGCCTATAGGCCAGGTTCTGACGCGTGCTTACGGCTGGGCTTCGGAAAACGTAGGCAAGGCGTTTGCGCGATTTAGGCCTGAGACGCACTGTGTGGATATTGGAACACTGAAGGATCGGCCTGGCAGTCTGTATATGGTTGTTGATCCGGCTGGTGCGCGTAACTGGTTTTGCCTGTGGATTTGGGTTATGCAAGATGGCAAGAAGGTGGTTTTGCGTGAATTTCCGGACTTCCAGGGCTTCGGAGAATGGGCTTTATCCAGCGAGAAAGCGGACGGCAAAGTGGGTCCAGCGCAGACATTAGGCGCTGGAAGGTCGATTATTGAGTATCGAGAGCTGTTCCGCGCGATTGAGGAGGAGATTGGGCTAGGCGAGCCGGTGATGCGGTTGATCGACCCGAAGGCTGGCGGAACTCCGGCTATCAGCGAGCAAGGTGGAACCACGTTGATTGATTTATTAGCTGAGCCATCGGAGCAAGATGAGGCCATGGCGTTTGTGCCTGCGCCTGGTGTTCCAGTGGATCAGCGCATTGCAGCAATCAATTCTGAACTGAGCTGGGACTCGACGCAGCCGATGACCACGTTGAATGAGCCGCACCTGTATATTGGCAAGGAGTGTCACAACCTGATTTGGTGTCTGAGCGAGCATACTGGACGCGATGGCCAGAAGGGTGCGTCCAAGGATCCGATTGACTGCCTTGGTATGTTGT